GCGTGATTACTGTGATTGCTTGCCATGCAAGATATTCGGACCGTTCTTGTTCGTGCTGCGGAGACACGGTGCCAACAAGCCGAGGAATGTATTTAATCAACCCCTGTCGCTTTTCATCGGGCAGGCGGTCGTTAAATGTTCGAACATAAGCCGCAATGACGGGGCACGTACATGGCGGGTGGTCGGTGTGTTCCAAGCCTTCGAGAAGTGCCACCAACTCCATTGCACAAACACCCTCGTCGGGTGATTTGTGGGAACCATCGGAAAGCCAGATAGATGCCACAAGTTGATTAAAGTCATACATGATAGCCTCCGTTAATTAATCCGTATCTGTGTGAGCGCCCGCACGGCTCGGTTTCAATGCGCCTGGGAAACACACCGGCTCCGGGACCATTGCGGGCGCTCGCACTGAGGCGGGAAAAAGGTGCCGAGGCCCGAAGGCCCTGGCTAGTTTGGGGGAAACGTCAGAACCGAACATATGATAGCATCCCAGGTTTTGCACGTCACTGTTCCTTGATTGGGCGAGCGCTATCCGAATCTTCACGCATCGCGTTGGCGGGTATGAAGGGCGTGTTGACTCGCCCCTACTCGGACCAACAGCAAGCTAAACTAATCCAGTCGCCAGCACCGCGAAGGATACAAGGGCAACGATCATTCCAAGGCAGAAGCCAATGGCCCCGACCATGAGATATGTCGCGTTCATTTGCCCACCACCGCCGAGATTACCTCGGGCACGAAATAGGCGAGAGAGAAAATCAGAAGCACCGCGCCAAGCGTCCCGGCGAAGCGGAATAGTTTGGCGGAAAGCGCGTCAAGTTCCGGCTGTTCGTTCCAGGCTTGCATGTGAGCCCCCTTAAAAGAAATCCTCGGGCTTGACCTTGCCTTTGGTAATTTCCATGATCCTTTGCAGGCATGGCCAGTCCGGTTTACGAACCCCGGTCCGCCAGCGATGCACGGTGGATACGTGCCTGATGCCCATTTTCCGGGCCAGCTTTGTATCCGTCAGGCCGTTGGCCTTCATCCAATCTGCGAGTTTCATAATGCCTGTATGCCATGATGGGAAATGGGGCGCAAGATATTTTTTCCTGGCGGGAACTTTTTTCTTGCAGCGCGGTTGCCGACGTGGCACAAAGGCTTACCAACTTGTAACGACTTCTTACAACTTCGCCAGGAGGCAAACCAAATGGAGTCTACGTTCAAAATCGAGAAGGGGATTCCCATTCCTGAACGCGGCCACGACGGATGCCGCAGGTGCAAGTACGGGTGGGAGAAGATGGAAATCGGGGATAGCCAGTTTTTCCCTGGCGCAACGACCGGCGATAAAAAGGGGAACGCACGGGCTTACGCGGCTGCAAAGGCCTATGCGGCGCGGCGTAATAAAAGATTTTTGGGCCGCCGGGTCACGGTAAAAGGCGTTACGGGCGTCCGCATCTGGCGCATTGAATAGCACCGCACTTAGGAGGAATGAGAGATGGAATATCTTATTGATCGTGATTACGACACGCCACCAGGGGTTTGCGCTATGGCGTACGGCTCCGGAAGTTTGGATTCTGCGATACGTCGCGCGCAACGCGAAATCGCAGAGTGCCCCACCGAGGGGCAAGCGATCATTCGGATTGCAAAGACGGTGGCGGACTTGGCTCTGGCCGATCCTGCCGCTTATGTGATCTACGAAGGCGGCGATGTCCGCGTTGAGTTTCCGGAGGAACGAGAGATGAACGACGAAAGCGAATATAACCTGCGTAATGCCGATCTTGGGGGCGCAAATCTGCGTGGTGCCGACGTGAGCCGGGCCAATCTGAGCGCGTTCCTGATCGACCGCCTCCGCGCCGAGAATAAGGAATTGCGGGAGGCGTTGCAGGCGCTCGTTAGTTGCGCGGATTACGTCACAACGGCGGAGCGGTTGAGCACAAAAATCCCCGAATGGGCCAACGCCCGCGCCGCCCTCGCCAACACTAAGGACGAAACAGGTCCGTGGTCCTGCGCCTCGGATGCTGTCCACGTCGCCAACACCAAGGAGGACTAAGCCGTGTACACCTTCAACGCTGCCCTTCACGATGCCATCGAAAAGGGCCTGATCGCCCATCACGACGCCGATCATTTCGTCAAGGGCACCTACTGGGAAAACGGCAGGGGCTGCGCCGTCGGCTGCACCTTGGATGCTTTCCGCAAGGCTTCGGGCCGGAAAGCGTCCCGCAACAACCACGCCCTCTACGATGAAATCTACGGCCCCGGCGGTCACATATGCGGGCGCTTGCAAGACGCCATCTTCGAGGGGCTGCCCAACGGTCTCGCCAAGGAATGGCCCCTCCGGTTTCACCGCGCTGCGCGAGGTAAGGACTTGTCCTTGGTGCCACGGAAATTCTTGCATTCCATGTTGCTCGAACTGGCGGAAAAGGATTACACCAAGGACGTGCGGGGCGTGATCTTGCAATCCGCCGCTGTGATCGAGCCCGCAACGCGGGGGGAGAGGATTGACCGTGCCGCCGCCTCTGCCGCCGCCGATGCCGCCGATGCCGCCTCTGCCGCCGCCGATGCCGCCGGCATTGCCGCCTCTGCCGCCGCCTCTGCCGCCGCCTCTGCCGCCGATGCCGCCGCCTCTGCCGCCGCCTCTGCCGCCTCCTATGCCGCCGCCTCTGCCGCCGCCGACGCCGCCGCCGCGTGGGCGCACTACGCGGATATGCTCATTGGGCTGATCGAGGCGGCTCCTGTTTATTCTGGAAAGGACTGAGTGATGGGTAAGTTTACGAAGGGTCCGGTAGAGTTTATTCCCCTGTCCGCGGATGATGGGCTGGGTTATATCCACCCAGATGGCATGAGAAAGGCTTGCGTTGATGCTCGTGCCGCCCTCATCGTCGCCCGTGGCACCAAGGAAGGGGGCAAGTGATGGTCAATCCCATCGGCAACAGCATTGACCAGGACGCGGCGCTTGAAGACCTCCAGTTCCTGGAAGGCGTTCTTCCCCACGTCAAGGCCCTTTTCGAGCGGGCGGACAAATGTACGCACGTTCCCTTCGGAGATTGCCCGATCCAAGATTCTTTGGAATGGATTGAGGGCACGATTGAAGACCTGAAAAACGAACTCCGGACCTATGAGGAAATGATATCATGAAGTTCCCGATCAAAAAATGGACGACTGGTGAGGTTTCGTTCGTTGCCGAGATTGACGCAACAGAGGAAACGCCGATTTCGATTAAAATCGGCTTGGCCGTCACGAAAGCTCGGGGGTTGATATCGTGACCGACGAAGCACCCGAAATTGCCCGCAAGATTCCCGACACCGACGGCGATATCCTCGTCAACGTCACCCAGGAGCGTAGGTGTGAGACGTGGGTTTCGTTGTCGCGCGGGGAAGAACACATTCACATGACGTTGCAGGCTTTGTGGGGTGCCTATGTGATCGCGCAGGGGTTCCACGGCAATGTCAATTGGTATCGGATAATCAACGCCGCCCGAGCGGGCGGGGAAGTAGCTGAAAAATGACCTACAACCCCAACGTCGCGGAAGCGGCTCGAAGGGCAGAAAGTATCGGGAAGATGACAGTTATTGAGCGATTGGCGAAGGCGGCATTCCTGCGCACCCATGACGCGGGGGAACTTGAATTCAAAGAAGGCCAGGACGTGTTCGCGGTATATCTGGCTGACACCCGCACCATCCTTGAGGAAATGATGAACGTGACGCTAGGGACGAAAGCTGCCGCCGTGGGCGACAGACCCGAATTGCAACTTGTGGCGGAAGGCATTATCCAAGCCGCTATCCGCCATATCTTGAAAGGAGGTGAGTGATGCTATGGAACACATTTGCGGGAACGTTTTTGACCGCGGCGGGAGTAATGGAATTAATGGGTGATCCCAATGAGATACCATTAACCCTCGCCGGAATTGCCTTGTTTATAGGATCGTTGAAATGACCCCCATAACCTACGTCAAATGCCCAAGCCGTCATCGACCACTTCGGCGACAGGCTCGACCTGTTGAGGGAGCCGGAGTAATTTGCATTTTCTGCAAATTAATACCTGAAAAGGAGGAATGAGGATGACGTGGCGCGAAAACTTCGCTCGCTGGATATGTCCAGAACTTGGCCGCAATGCTGATAGGTATTGGCATCTGTCAGATAATGTTGCCAACGCATACCGCTGGCTCGGGGAGTTTAATACCGTCTGCCACGTTTTGCGGTGGCTTCAAGCATCCGACCGCGATCATTTTCGAGCGTTGGACGAAAAGCCAACTAACCCATACCCGCACCGCATTGATGATTTCCGCGAATGGTTGCGGAGACACCCCCATAAGGAGTCTGACACATGACCGACGAACTCACAAATCAGGCGGCGGAATTTTACGACACGTCGCCCGAGGAAATTACATGGCCGAATGCCATCGGCTTGAAAAAACAGGGCGCGGAATCTTCCGGCAAGTCACCCGAGGAACAGGCGTCACTGAGCGGGCTGGGCTTGCTCCGCCAGCCGTTTCCGGCGCATCAAATCAGCAAGCTTCCGAGGCCGATGGCGAAAAAGGAGGAAATGGACAAACTGCCCAAGGCCCGGTGCGATTTGTGCGGCGGGTATCATGCCACATCAAAGATTGTCCACCTGGATTACGTCGGCCATGCGGCGCTTACCGACAGATTGCTTGATGCCGATCCGAATTGGAATTGGGAGCCTCTGGCGTTTACTGAGGCCGGGCTACCTGCTTTCGACAATACCGGCGGCCTTTGGATCAAGTTGACGGTGTGCGGGCAAACGCGGCTTGGCTATGGACACGCGGAATCATCGACGTACAAGGAAATCGGAGCGCGCGAAAAGGAAGTGATCGGTGATGCGCTGCGTAACGCGGCCATGCGGTTTGGGGCGGCGCTTTATCTCTGGCACAAGGGCGATCTGCACGTCGAAGATGACGCCGCCTCCGGCAACGGCAGTATTCAAATAAGCCCAGAGACGAAGGAAGATATTATCGCCCTGATCCAGGAAACCAACAGCGACACGAAAAAGGCGCTGGCGGCGGTGTATGGGCCGGACGGGCCGAAGAGTCTGGACGAACTGACGACGCGCGGCCCGTGGCCTTATGGGGCACTGATCAACAAGCTGAAAGACAAGAAGGCTATTCTTGCCAAGAAGGCGGCGGAGGGAGCCGAGCCGCAATGATTGCCAGCAATTCCGTTCCCTGCAATGGATGCACGGCTTGTTGCCAGAACGACTTGCTTGTTTTGCATCCGGAAATGGGCGATGACCCGGCAAGCTACGAAACCATGGAGGCCATTAACCCTGTAACCGGGGCACCTTGCCTTGCGTTAAAACACAAGCCAGGAGGCGGGTGCATTTATCTCGGAGACGGCGGATGCACTATCCACGGGCGAGCGCCTGCGATTTGCCGGGAGTTTGATTGCCGCCGATTTTACTCCCGCATGGTTGAAATATATACCCGCGCCGAACGCCGAAAATTCATTAAGTCCGGGATAATTGGAGCAGAAGTTTTTCGCGCGGGCCGTGAGAGGCTGGCAAGCCTTGCTTTGAATGAAAAGGAACCGCAATGATCGTCCATGACGTAGACCAGCGGACGCCCGAATGGTATGCCCTTCGCGCCGGGATGCCAACCGCGTCGGAATTCTGCAACCTTCTGGCGCCAAAGACGTTGAAGCCGTCCGCGTCCGCCAAGACCTATGCGGCCCAACTGGCGAATGAGAAATTCATGGGCGACGTTTCCCCCGATGGGTTTTCCGGGAATTACTGGACGGAACGCGGGGAAATGATGGAAGAACACGCGATTTCGTGGTATGAATTTTCCTTCGACGTCACGGTTACGCGGGTCGGGTTTGTCACGGATGACGGCGCTACAATCGGCTGCTCGCCGGATGGCCTGATAGGCGATAACGGGGCGCTCGAAATCAAATGCCTCAAATCCACGAACCATACGGGCGCCCTGCTTTCTCTGGCCAGTGGCGACTTTCCCCCGGACTTCAAGGCGCAAACGCAAGGCATCCTTATGATTTGTGAGAGGGAATGGATCGACCTCTTGCTATTCCATAACAAGCTGCCGCCGGTCGTTGTCCGCGATTACGTCGATGAAGAATACGTCAACATCCTGAAACCGGAAATCCCGAAACTTATTGAAAGCCGGGATAAGATGCTGGCCGAATTGCGCCGGTTTTCCCAAAGCCCGGTGCTGGATTTTAGGAAGGAGTCAGAATAGCAATGGGCAGTGTCAATAAAGTCATACTGATTGGCCGCCTTGGCCGCGATCCAGAAATTCGTTTCTCCCAATCGGGACAGAAGATCGCCAACCTTTCCGTTGCCACATCGGAGACGTGGAAGGATAAATCCACGGGCGAGCGGAAGGAAAAGACCGAATGGCACCGCGTTTCGATCTTCGATGACCGGCTAGCAGACGTGGCGGAAAAGTACCTCAAGAAAGGCTCGAACGTCTACCTTGATGGGGCGCTGCAAACCCGAAAATACACCGACAAAGATGGCGTCGAGAAATACACAACCGAGGTGGTGTTGCCCAAGTTCGGCGGTGTTCTGACCATGTTGGATAGCCCGGCGAAGCGGGAAGCGGCGGAACCTGAACCGGAACAAGGTCGCCCGCCGGAAGATGGGAAATGGGGCGCACAAGACCTTGACGACGAAATCCCATTTTGACCAAACACAAGAAAGGAAGCGAAGGAATGAAAAGTTTTTTTGCCATTGGCCTGCTTGTCGCATCTGTTTCGGCGTGTGATGACGTTGATATTGCTGACAAGAATCTCCAAAAGGCGGCTGATAATTTCGAGATTGTCAGGCGTGTCGTATTTTATAACGCCATCCGAGATACGTATATGTTGGAAGTCGTCGGGCGGTGTTCAGTCAATCCAGGCTCGGCGCGGCTGTCGGTTACGTGCAAAACCGGACCAGACACATACAAGCGGCATTTTCTCGGGTGGTCGGACAACTCTCCGTATTTCGTGGAACAGCTTGGGGACTCCCCTGTCAACGTCTACCACTACCGCGTGACGTTCAAGCCACAAGCGATCATTCCGGATATTGATTTCCGGGGAAGCGTCAATGCGGCTGGCCGCGCCTTAACCCCCGACACGAGGGACTAGACATCGCCATGGCATCGAAGATTGAGGAAAGAGTAGCCGAACTTGAACGGTCTATTGACGGCGAAGTTCTCGGGGCCGTTGGCGCGTCCCTACGCGGTATCCTGAAAAAGCGGGACAAGGAACACGCTGACCAGTTAACCAAGGTGGCGCTACAATCCATCAAGGCCGTGCTGGCCACATTCCCGGAGGCCACAAGGTCGGAAGTGGTCAAGGTTTTTGAGCATCGCATGGACGACGCGCGCAGGCTCGGGTATGAATGTGGGGCGCTCGAGCGTCTGAACGCCCGCCAACCAAAAGACCTGATGCCACAAATCAAGGACTTGCTGATTTAAGTCTTTAACCAAACACAAGAAAGGAAAGACAATGGACCTCAATAGCGTGGCCATTAAGGCGGAAGATCGCCCTAAGCGTCCGACCGACGAAATGAAGGATCGGGCTGCCGTAAAGGTGGTCGACGCCTTAATCAAGAGCGGCTACCTGAATGCGGAGGATAGAGATGGTGCCGTCCGTGAACTGATGAACGTGGGCGGTCTGTGGCGGGACGGCTACGAGATCGCAAAGGAACTGGATGACCGGTATAGCTGGGACTGCTCCATGGATATGCTCGAATACCTCGACAGATACCATTACGATCTGCATCTGTTGGTCGAGCACGCCCAGAAGGAATGGGCCGCAGAAAACAACATCCAGCCGCCCATGGAAGTTGGAACCCGCGTCAATGTCAAGGGAGATACGGGAGTGATCACCGGAATCAATGAATACGGTGCGGCGCAATTCCTTGTCGCCATTGATGGCGAGAAAGACATGGCCGGAGGCACACGCCGCCGCATCGTTAATTTTGAAGACGCCAAGGCCATTGACTAATGATTTCCCGCCGCCGCTTCCCGCCTTCCGTCTATGCGTCGATCCTGGAACGCCAGGGGCGCGAATGCGGGGCCGTGGGGTGCCATATCAGATTGCCGGTGCCTGGGATGGCCTGGGACCATCAAACCCCGCTGTGGGCCTTTGGAGCCGACGCAGAGGACAATCTACAGGCCCTATGCCCTGATTGCCATAAGATCAAGCTGGCCTCACCGTCAACGACAAGACGATCCCAGACATCAGTGTGGGCATCCATTGGGGTAAATACTGGGAAGAGAACAAGCTTGGAGGGAAGTATGGTGACCGCATCAAGTGGGCGCACTACTACCCAACCTACTATCCGCAAGCCGACAGTAACCCGCAGCCGTCATGGGCATATCCCGATGATGCGTTGCCGCTATTCCGGCAGTGGTTCCGTCACCACTACCTGCCCACCAAATTTCCGCCCTATATCCTGAAAAAAGCCAACGTACTAACAGGCGGAACACGGGAAGCATCCCAGATCGCCAGCATGTATGACGGGCAGAAAAAGATTCCGTAGCCTGAACAACAAGGAGCGATTAATCATCGGCCCTCATATTGCCCGCCACTCTATCCAGAACGCGACTCATAATTCTTGCTACTTCCTCCATACCCATTCGACGCGCTAGGGGAAATAGGATCAACAACTCAAGGATTAGAATAGCGAGCGGACCACCAAACGACGGCATGAGGGTGAAGAACACAACATCGAAAAGCAAAACGACGACGACGATAAATACAAAGCGATCTTCAAGCCGCGCATCCCGCTCATAGGCCAGGGCTTCTTGAAGTTCTTCTACTTGTTGGTCGCGCTTTGTCGGCTCCTCGGGAAGAAGCCTGCTATCGACCTCAGTTTTTGGCTTTGGCGGCATTATAGCGATCCGTATATTCTTGTAGGATGTCCTCGTTAGGAATCGCTATGCACCGCTCTCCAGGGGTGTAGTGTTTCGTCCAGGCACCACCTTCCCAATGGGTGATCGCTACGAGCCTGCCCGGTTTTGAGTCCCCCAATTGATCAACCGCCGCGTCAATCGTTGACGCCTCCGGCGACTCATCTGGCAAATCAACCACTGAATGGAAAACATTTTCGACCGGGGACGCCCCAAAGACCTTCACTTTGTGATAAATGGTCGGATGAACGGGACCGTAATCCCACGCCTCAAATTGACCGGAAACCAAAGGTTCTCCCGTCTTGCCCAAATGGAACATGTGGGCAATATAAATGATTTTTTGCAGTTCCAGGTTTGATAGAGACCACCCGGAACGCTGGCACATTCTTTTAGCGGCAGCGATTGCGGATACAGTCATACTCATGATCCCAATATGATCGATTCTTACTGTAATTTATGGAGATTATAGCACGAAACAAGAACCTTTGCGGTTTTCTCGTCGTGCTGGCTAGATAGCGTTGATCTCATCAATGCTGGCCCTGGCCGCAAACCTCTCTCCTAAGCGCCGATCCGAAATTGCGAAGTTGGCGGCTGAGAGTAGGTGGACCAAAGACCTGCCGGCGGCTGATTACACTGGCGAGATTAATATTGGGGATGCCTCGCTTTCCTGTGCCGTACTCGAAGATGGTCGCCGTATTCTCACACAAAGCGATATGATGCGAGCGCTTGGGCGCGCTAGGCAGGCAAAGGGCCGCACTCACTATGATGCCGACGTCAACTTGCCTGCGTTTCTGACTGCAAAGAACTTAAAACCCTTTATTCCCAGTGATTTATATGTGACGTCCAGCCAAATCGAATTTCGCCTTCCATCCGGTCAGCGTGCCTTCGGATACCAAGCTGAAATGTTGCCGCAGGTGTGCGAAGTCTACCTAAAGGCACGAGATGCTGGGGCGCTGGCGTCTTCGCAGATGCATGTGGCCCGGCAGGCTGACATCCTCGTTCGCGGTCTAGCGAACGTCGGCATCATTGCTTTGGTTGACGAAGCAACCGGCTATCAACGTGATCGCGCCGCCGACGCTTTAGCAAAAATCCTAGAGAGATTCATCGCCAAGGACTTGCAGCCTTGGGTGCCAACATTCCCCGACGACTTCTATGCCGAACTTTTCCGGCTACGGGGCTTGGACTATCCGCGCGACACCGTAAAGCGTCCGCAATACTTTGGGCACCTGACAAATGACATCATCTACAGAAGGCTCGCGCCCGGTGTTCTGGAAGAGTTGAAGAGGTCCACGCCGAAGGCTCCTGGCGGTCGAAACAAGCACCATCTTCACCGACGACTTACCCCAGACCTAGGCCACCCAAAATTACGAGAACACTTAGCGTCCGTCGTTACCGCTATGAAGCTTAGCAACGATTACGATGACTTCATCTCGAAGCTGGATAGGCTTCATCCGCGTTACGGTGAGACAATGCCGCTCGACTTCAATGATGAGGGCGGCCTCTAAGAATTGCCCCACCGCTTTGCCGCCGCCTTCTTAGCAATATCCGCTCGCTGTTCCTTGGTCAGCTTGTTTGCCCGCGCCTTCCCGCCAAGCCGCCCCAACTCCTGCGCGGCCTTGTTCTTGCCGTCGTCGGCTGGCGGCGAGTCCTCAATCTCCCCCGTCGCAATCTTGGCGACCATGACGGCAGCGCCGATCACGTCGGCGGGGCGCTTCTCACCTTTGGGGCCTTTGGGCATGGAACCTCCATTGCTTTGCGGTAAGCATAGCATGGAAGTGCGTTCGTCTGAATCGGAAGTCAACCCGGCCAGATTTCAAACTGAGACACTACCGGCTGTCCTCCCGCGTTGACTTTCCGCCTATGCGGTGGCATATTCTAGGAAGTCATTCGCAATCCGTCGTGCCGAACGATGCACACGGACATGCGGCGCGCGCCTTACCGCTTGCGCGCCAGCCACTTAACCGCATATTTGACTGTCTTTGGTATCGCCTGTTTCCCGGCGCAATAATTCCTAATCGTTTGGTAGGTAAGGCTGAGGTCACGGGCAAGCGCGGTTTTCCACTTCGGGCCGTGGATTTTGGTTCCGAGCGCGGCTAATTGGTCGGGTGTCATCGGTTAATCCCTTTCAAGCTATTGAGCCGCAGCACGCCGTTGGATGCCGACCAGCCGCCATTGTTCGCGTAGACGAGGCCGCCGGTTGAGTGTTTCGTGTCGGTCGTCATTTCATAACCCTCCGTTTTGATGTGGTGGACATGGCCTTAGGCCGAAAAGTAGTTCGAAAAGACGGCGCCTTGCGGCAACGTGGTGCGGCGAACCTCGAACCCCGAGGCCGGCGCGGTCGCGTGGTTCATATGGTCGCGGCCCTCGTTCGCGGCATCAGCCGCTTTGCGATAGTAGCGCACCGAACCGTTTGCGGCATGGTCGATCATGCGCCAGTCGCCATCTTCGGTTTTGATTTTCGTGTGGTTCGGCCCGGCGGGGCATCCGTTTGAGTAGATCAGCGTCAGTGTGTATGCGGGTATCATTTCGTATTCCTCCGTTATCCATCCTGACAATTCAGGATAACTGCAACATAGCCTAAAATAGTTTTAGGCGCAACATCTTTTTCCAGGTGCATCATGCCACGTAAACAATCCAATAAGGACAAGCCCGCCAAGCCTGTAGCCGCAGTGCAGGAAAAGCGCGCGCGTGGCCGGCCACGTAAGATCGAAAGCCCGGAAGACATGGAGCGCATGATAGGTGAGTATGTAACGAAGCGCGAGAATGAGAAAATCCCGCTCACTCTAACGGGCGCACTCAACTACATGGGTATCTACAGCCGGGCAACATTAGGTGAATACGATAAGAGGCAGGGCTTTAGTGAACCCGTAAAAAAACTGCGCGGCATCATCGCGGATGCTTACGAACAGCGGCTTCACGGCTCAAACCCAACGGGCGCTATCTTCGCTCTCAAGAACATGGGCTGGTCTGACAGACAAGAGGTCGAGATGACGGGCAAGGGTGGTGGGCCTGTCCGGTATGCGGATATGTCGGCTGATGAAGTGAACCGGCGCTTGGCGGAATTGGAGGGTAAGCTTGGGACTGACGGCGGCGGAAAAGGCTGAACTGCTCGCGCTGCGTGAACGCAAGCTGCAATTGAACGCGCGGGATAGCCTGAACGCGTACTGCGGTTATATCGAGGTTCCTGGAATCCCGATTTCCGAGGAAGGCGAGGAATTCTATCCAGAGCGGGTGATTCCGGCTGAGCACCACAAGCTGATTAACGCCAGGCTTGAAGATGTTGCCTCGGGCAAGATCAAGCGGCTTATGATCTTCTGTCCTCCGGGTAGTGCCAAAAGCTCTTACGCCAGCGTGATATTTCCGACGTGGTTTATGGGCAGGAATCCTGGGGCTAACATCATCGCCGTGTCGTATGGCGTCGATCTAGCGCGGAAGTTCGGCAGGCGGTGCAGGCAGATTGTGCGTAGCCCAGAATACGCTCAGGTCATGGGCTGCCGGCTGGTCGGGGACAACGCGGCGGTGGACGATTGGTCGCTAACCAACGGTTCCACCTACATGGCGGCGGGGTTCATGTCCGGCGTGACGGGCAACCGTGGCGATGGGGTTATCATCGACGATCCGGTGAAGGGCCGCGAGGCCGCGGATAGCGAGACGATCCGGGATAAGGTGTGGGCTGAATACAAGGATTCCATCCGCACTCGATTGAAGCCGCACGGGTTCATAACGATTATCATAACTCGCTGGCATGAGGACGATTTGGCTGGCCGCATTCTGCCGCCTGATTATGACGGCCGCTCGGGCTGGGTTGAGGCGGTAGACGGCGAGAACTGGTATATCATCAATATCCCGGCTCAGGCAGAGCATCAGGATGATCCTCTGGGCCGTGAACCCGGCGAATGGCTTTGGACGGATTGGTTTCCGGTCGAGCATTGGGAACAAGAGAAGCGGTCCCAGGACGCGCGTAGTTGGTCCGCGCTGTACCAGCAGCGCCCGGCACCGGAGGGCGGCGATTACTTCACGGACGATATGTTCAGGTGGTACGACACAAGCCCGAATATCGATACTCTGCGATTCTATGGCGCCAGCGACTACGCGGTGAGCCACGGCAGAGGAGATTACACTGTTCACGGCATCGGCGGCATCGACCCCGACAGCAATCTTTACATCATGGATTGGTGGCGGGCTCAGGTCGATAGCGACAAGGCGGTGGACGCCTGGGCCGATATGGCCAAGCAGTGGTCTCCGGTCCGTTGGGGCGAGGATAAAGCCCAAGTTGAAAAGACGCTTGGGCCGTTCATTCAAAAGCGCGGCAAGGAAATGGGCGTCTACGTCATGCGCGAAAGCCTGCCGACGGTTGGCGACAAGGCGCAACGCGCGCAATCGATCCGTGGACGGATGGGTCAAGGCAAGGTATACTTTCCCAGAAATGCGCCGTGGGTTAAGGATTTGGTCGCGGAATTGCTATCTTTTCCCAACGGCAAGCACGATGACCAAGTTGATGTGTTGAGCCTGTTTGGCCGGATGTTGAACACGATGAGGCCGGAATCCCGGCGATCCGGTCCGATGCCGACGCGAGCGAACAGTTTCTACCGCCCGCATAGATGGCGCAAAAGGGCATAGAACGATGCATTCTGTACGTCGATGGATTGCTGAGACGCTGGTTTCTCTGGCGTTCGAGATTGCGCCGGATCGGGCCATGCGGTCCGAACTTCGCGAAGTGTTGTACGATTGGGCGAGGCGCTAATGTTTCCACGGATCCGAGACTTGCTCCAGGCGGAAATCGATGAGGAAGAGCAATCCGCCATGCAGGATGCGCAATTGGTCCAGCCGACGCCGGAAGAGGCCAGGAACGGCTGGACTGCGGAAAGCCTGACGCGATACCTGATTTCACGAAAGGCGGCGGCGGGCATCACGATTGATCCGCATAGCCTGCACCGCCGGTTTGCCGCACGCCCAGTGGCGCAGAACAAGCAAGGATACAGGCCGTTGAGGTGGCGAGGATGAAACTCGGCGACGTGATCGAAAGCGGCATTTGGGTGACGGGCGAGGAAACGCCTGAGCAGCGCGAGCAATTCAAAGCTGATGTGCGGCAGGCTATAGACGAATTGTGCGATGAGTATGGCTATGTCGCTGGACCAGTGACATTCAGGGAATTGCGTCCTGGAGAGTCGAGGGTTCCGCCGGTGCCGGATCATATTCAAGGGTTTGACGTGCGCTTGTTGGCTGCGGAATCGGTGGTTGTCGGAGTTGTCCCGCAATTACAGCGCAGAAAGTTCATCGGCGACCTAGACGATAAGGATTTGCATCGGTTGCGGGCAGTGACGCGGCGAAAGTATGCGGAGTTTTGTCCCGGTCAGGTTCTCACGGACGATGATTGCGACGACATTATTGACGACCTTGGGCTTGAGTCCGCGATCAACGCGGTGCGCGCCTCCGTGAACGGCGGGATGGTGAATTGACGGGCCTTGCAGTGTTCACGGACGGTAGCGGTCACCCGCTCTGCGGTCTATTGAAACCCGGCTTTCGTCACGTATTCGCGGCTGTAAAGACGGACGGATGCTGGCTGGTCTGCGATTGGTTGGACGGCAGGCCGGAACTGCGTTATGTGGCCCGCGACGATTACGATCTCGCGGGTTTCTATCGTGGCGAGGGGTTTAAGGTGTCCGAGGTTATCCAGTCGGATAAGCCATGCCTTATCCCATTTGTTCTAAACAATTGCGTCGGAATGACAAAATCCGTTCTTCGCGTCCGGTCATGGGCCGTGACGCCGTATCAACTCTATCGGTTTTTGGAAAGGATCCGCCAATGCTGAACCTTACTTTTCCTGGGCTTTCATCCAGTCCTGAACTTCCGCCGCCTCCGCCCCCGCCGCCGACGCGGGAAGACCCCGAGGTCGTGGCGTCAAAGGAACGCCAGCGCCTTTCGGAACTGCGCCGAAAGGGCCGGCGCTCTACCGTGCTGACTGGCGGCCAGGGCGTGGAAGAGTCTGAGTTGGGCGCGGTATCGCGGCCCGAGGCGCGTTCCGGCGCGCAATTGCTGGGACAGTAGACCATGGAAGACGAAGCCGCAAAGAAGGCCGTCAAGCGCCATGAATCCCGGATGGGCCGTCGGGGATTGTGGGATCAGCATTGGGATGACGTCGCCCGTGTGTTCAATCCCAGACGCCAGGGGTTTGTAACAGAGACGGTCGAGGGTGATCGCCGGACGGAAGATATCTACGACAGTACACCCATGCAGGCGGCCAGGAGCCTTGCCAATCAGACAGGTTATTTTTTGCGTCCAGAGGGCCAGACGTATTTTTCGATTGTTGCGGATAGCGAGGTACTGAACGACGACGAGGAAGCCAAGCTGTGGCTTTCGGCGGCGGAAGATGAACTGAACGATGCTCTTGAAAACCCGAGAGCGCGGTTCCGGCAAGCGACGGGCGAGGCTGATCTTGACCTTGTGACATTGGGAACGGGGGTTCTGTTCGTCGGCGAGGGGGCTAGGAACAATAGCCTTCTGTTCCAATCCGTGCATTTGAAGGATGGTGTTGTCTCGTGGGATGACGAGGGTAATCCCAACGGCTTTTCGCGCATCAAGCGCATGACGATTGGCAACGCGGTTCAGCGGTTTGGGATCGACGCCTTTTCCGACGAAGTGAAGGAAAAGCATCGGCGGGGCAACATTGACGACAAAATCCGCATTCTCCATGCGGTGGAACGCCGTGAAGATGGCCGCGAGAATGCCGTATTCGCCAAAAACCTGCCGTGGTCGGATGTCTGGATCGAGTACGATGCGCGCCGCACGTTGCAGGAAGGCGGATACCACGAATTCCCGTTTGTGATTCCGCGTTGGGATACATCGTCCGGGGAAGAATACGGGCGTTCTCCGGCAATGATTGCGCTGCCGGATGGTAACACGCTCCAGGCAATGGGCGAGACCATGCTGGTTGCCGGTCAGAGGGTAGCGGACCCACCTTTGTTTGTCCCGAACGATGGGTCATTTACCGAGGCGTTCACGTTTCCCGGCGGGATTACGTCCTATGACGTGGAAACGGCTGTGCAAGTCCGCGGCAACCCGTATTTCGCGCTGGACACGGGGGCCAACCTGCCGATCACCCGCGAAATGCAGATGGATGTCCGCGATCTGGTCTGGCAGGCATTCTTCCGCAATGTGCTGAATCTGCCGGTCGATGGCCCAGAAATGACGGCGACGGAAATTCGCCAGCGCCGGGAAGAATTCATCCGGCAAGTCGGACCGGTGTTTGGGCGTTTGGAAAGCGACTACACGGCCCCGATAATTGAACGGTCGTTTAATATCATGCTGCGGGCGAATGCGTTGCCGCCCATTCCGGAGGCCCTACAGGGCCAGAACGTGCGCTTCGTGTACGAAAGCCCGGTGAAGTGGATCAGGCAGCAGATCGAGGCTGCGGCGGCTCAGCTTTGGGTTAGAGAACAGATTGAGATTGCGGGGGCCACGGGCAAGCCGGAAATTCTTGATATCGTGAACTTCGACGGGTATGCTCGCACCACTGCCGAAATTGCGGGAATACCGACCGAGATGGTCAATCCTACGGATGTTGTTCAGGCGGCGCGCGAAGCCAGGGCACAGCAGCAAGCGGCCCAGGCTCAGGCGTTGCAGGCGCAACAGGTGGCGGAAATTGCCAAGACGGGCGCGGACGCATTGAAGTCCGCCGGGGTAACGGAGGCGGCCTAGTGGAATATACCTTAGTGACTGGCCCGGAAATGACGGCGGCGGAAGTCTCGGCCAGAAACCTTGACAGCCAGAGGCGCGAATGGGCGGCGCTTTCGCGGACGCTCTTACTGCCGCTAATTGCCCGCGTCTATTCGATTGTCGAACGCGCTGCAAAGGCGAGCCAGAATGACCGCCACCGATAAGCTGGAAAAGCTCGCGGGCATGTGCGCCTGCGGCGTCTATGTAACCATCAATGAAAACCGCGATGACTATCGAGGCGTTGCGGACTTTATGGAAACGCGCGCCTCGCTTTGCAGCGCCGAAGTAGAGGACATTGTTGATGCGGACACGCTCGCGGTTATGGTCTCTAAAGATTGTATCGTTGAAGTTCAGTTCTATCCCATAACCCCAACGGGGTCGTATTCGGTATATCATCACGACCTGAACGCTGCGCTAGATCGTGCCTTGGAAATCATGGATTCAGGTCAATGACCAAAACCCATCGTGAAGCCCTCGCCATTGTCGGCGGCTCCGTTTGTTGGCCTTAATGCCAAGACTTTCCCCGCCATGCCAACAACCTTCTACGTCTCAGAAAACAACATGGCGGGGGTTGAACGCGCCTTTCGTCGGAGAGAAGGTCTCGACGGCATAAGGCTTGGCCAGATATGCCGAAGCAAAGAAGATGAAGCGGCGCTTATGGCAGAATATCCCGGTAAATCCGTCCGCGTTTATGCGGCTGATGTAGCAGAGGAGTAACCATGTCCGACGAATCAATGTGGATAGAGCGCGCCCAAAGCGCGGAGGCCAAGCTGGCCTCGATCAAGGAATCATACGGCCCGGCACTTGACCGGGTTAAGGAGTTCAAGGCGAACTTTGGGGTCAAGGAACGGTCGGACGGAACGCTGGTCGTGGACTATGACAAGTTCGCGGGGGCAATCGGGATCGAAGGTGCGCTTGAATTGCGCCGGATCATCGACGGGCTGTACGGAATTTCCGGCGATGCGGGCGAGAAACCCAAGATCAAAGTGCGGGCGACAGCGTGACGGAAACTCAGGACGATATCGAGGGCGGCCCGTCCGATATATCCGGGCACATGGGCGTCGTTCTCGGGCTGCCGCCTAAATCCGACTACACGAAAGCGGACAGATACCGCGATTTCCGTAAGGTGTTCATGGAAACGCCGGAAGGCCAGCGGGTATTACGGGAACTGTTTGAGTGGGGCCATATGTTCCGGGCCAACATCGCAGCCCGGCCCATCGATCCCTATCTGACGCATTTCCTTGAAGGCGAGCGCAACATCGCGCTTCGCGTTCTCAACACGTTGGCGAAAGAGCCGACCGATATTCCCAAGCAATCAAAGAGGAGTTATGACTGATGGCCAAGGCTACCGAAAGCATGGAGCAGGAATCCGCAACCCCGCAAGAGGGCGTTCAGGATGGCGCTACGGGCGCGGAAGAATCCCAGGGCACCACAGGCGCGGAAGATGGCGTGACTGCCGCCACTGGCGAAGAATCCGGCGCTGAGGAAGGCAAGGACAAGGACCCCAAGCCGTCCGACGACTGGCGGCAGGCTATCAAGGACGAAAAGCTGCGGGAACACGCCTCGCGGTTCACTTCATTGGAGGATGTGGTCCGCGCCAATCTCGAAAGCCGCCAGAAACTATCCAAGGCGATTGTACCTCCGGGCAAGGATGCCAGCGAAGATGATATCGCGGCGTATCGCAAGGCCATCGGCGTTCCTGCCGATCCCACGGGATACAAGTTCCCTGAGGTTCCGAAAGAGGAAATGACGGAAGAACTGGCCCAATCCCGTGAAGTGTGGGCGAAGCGGTTCCATGAACTGAACGTCCCGGCTCCGATTGCCGAGGGCCTTGTCGCGGCGATCAATCAGGACATCGCGGCGGCGCAAGCGGCCCAAGTGGAAGCCGACAAGCAATTCGCCCAGGAACAATCCGAGGCATTGGCCCGTGAATGGGGCAAGGACGCGGAAAAGAACAAGACGCTTGCGGATCGTGCTTTCGTCGATCTGGCGTCACGGGCGGGCGTCGATATCGATGCGCTGCGAAAGATCGAGACGAAGGACGGGCGGTTTGTTCTGGACCGTGCCGAGTTCTCGAAGATTTTCGCCGTGCTTGGCCGCGAAATGGGCGAAGGAACCCTTGGCGGCGTGATCGGCGAAGATGCGCGCGAACAGTTGCAGGGTGAACTCGATACGGTTCGCCAGCAGATCAGCGAGGCGCAGGAAAAGGGCGATAGCAAACGTGCCAATCAGCTTTACCAGAAAGAGCAGGGCCTTATCGCCAAAATGTCCGGCAGCAGGCCCGTTGTCGGCGCGGCAGGCCGGGCGGCGTAAGAACGGTTCCTTTTTCTCCGGCAGTCATTTTGTCCTGTTCGCGGCGGGCGAGAGGTCTATATCTCGCTTCGCCGTGAACAATTCCCAATATATGTTGACAATCCGCAATTAATCCTATATAGGCGTTCGTTAGGAAATAACGGCGGCTTCCCGTCTTGCGGCCCCGCCTGTTCCAATTGACATTGCCGATGCCCCGCTAGCGTCGGCGCGGCCCCGCAAGGCTTCCCGCGCACTCGCAAGGCGGCTTCCTGAAGCGTGTTCTGTATCCCCACCTTTCAAAGGAGGACAGAGCATGTCCACGTCCATCGATACTGCCTTCATCACCTCGTATGAGGCGAAGGTGCATGAAGTTTTCCAGCGCAAGGGCTCGTACCTTCGCGAAGCTGTCCGCGTGAAATCCGATGTTGTCGGTTCCACTGCGGTATTCCAGAAAATCGGCAAGGGCACCGCGACGACGAAGGCGCGTCACGGCACCATCACGCCGATGAACCAGACCCATACCGCGCCGTCCTGCACCCTTGCGGACTTCTACGCGGGCGATTGGGTTGACAAGCTGGACGAAGCCAAGATCAACATCAACGAACGCGATGCCCTGGCTTCGGGCGGCGCCATGGCCCTTGGCCGCAAGGTCGATGACCAAATTACCACGGTCCTCGATACCACCACGCAGTCCACCGTTACCCTGACCGTGACCACGAAGGCGAGCATTCTGGCGACTGCCCTGGAATTCGCCGAAGCGGCCTGGGACAATGACGTGCCGAACGATGGCGAGGTGTATGCCGTCGTGACGCCGCGCTACTGGTCGATGCTCATGCTTCTGGATCAGTTCCAGAACGCGGACCACGTCTCTGCGGAAGGCCAATCTTTCCGCATGGGGCCTATGATGGGCAAGAACAAGTGGAAGGACTGGATGGGCATCAAGTGGAAGATGCAGACCGGTCTCCCCGGTGCGGGCACTGCCACGGCGAAATGCTTCATCTGGCACAAGCCGGCGTTGGCTTACGCGGTGGCGGCTTCTGCCGGTAACGTGGCGGGCAACGAGGCCGTTTCGGCTGACATCACATGGCACGGCGACCGTGGCGCGCACTTCGTCAACCACATGATGAGCGGCCAAGCCTGCCTCATTGATGACACTGGCGTTATCGAGGGCAACCTTGACGACACCTCTGCCATCCCGACGACTTAAGGAGGGCTGAGAAATGGCTTTCGTTAACTCTGATCTTGTCCTGCTGGCTCACGGCAACGACAAAAAGCTGTTCTATTACAGCTCGACTTCGGACTCCCTGGCGACCATCTACGCTGCGGGGTATTTCAACAACACCGACGACGATATCCGCATGAGCGCGGGTGACATGCTCAGCGTCAAGGGTTCGGACGGCGTTGCGACGTTGGAAGTCACGGCGGTTTCCTCGGGTTCTGTTTCGACCCGTGAAATCGGCGGCGGCAACAGCGTCATCAACACCGGCTCGACGACCACGACCCTCGCCGAGACGGGTATCGTCAAGCTGACCGGCACGACGATTGGGACGCACAACCTTACGTCCTCGCCGGCTGCTGGCGGGCGCGTGACCATCCTCAATGCCGGTGTGGCGGCCCACGTCATCACAACCACCGGCACCCTGATGATTGGTTCCACGGGTGCCGATACAGTCACTCTCGGCGGCATCGGTTCCGGGATCGAACTTCTGGCCGCGTCCACCACGCAGTATCTGATCGTCGGCTCCGTCCAGCCGTCGGTTTCTACGACCGACACGGCGGCCTCCTACGCGCTGTCGTAAGCATGAAGAAGATGGCGAGGTCTTTGAAGGCAAAAACGGGACGCCGTATCGGCATTAAGAAGATGGCGAGGTCTTTGAAGGCAAAAACGGGACGCCGTATCGGCATTGTCGGCACGGCCCCGTCTTCAAGGCACCTCGCCCCTTTTTCCGATTCTTCCTGGGAATTCTGGCTTATGGGACCGGCATGGCAGGATGAAGGGAAGCCGATGCGGTGGGACGAATGGTTTGAGCTTCACCATGTCCGCGACTTCGACCCTGAAATCACGACCGCCGACCCCGGATATTTCGAGTGGCTTTCCCAGCAGACGAAGCCCGTCCACATGCTTTCGCCGCTCGATCCTAGGATCAAGACGGCGGTTGCGTTTCCAAGCGAGCGCATTCTTGCCCGCCACGGCGGGTTTTTCCTGGATAGCACCATCCCCTGGATGATGGCCTATATCCACGATGAGCTTGCCGATGTTGAGGAAGTTGGGTTCTGGGGCGTTGATTTTGCCTCGGACGAGGAACGCCGGTCCCAAAAGAAGGGTTGGTATCACTTCAAGAAGCTCCTGGAAGCCAAGGGCATCAAGATCACGGTGCCGCCGGAAAGCGATATGTCCTACGAGGCATCGCCTTACGGGCTTCCGTCCTACGCTTCGCAAAAGCTGAAAACCCAACGCAAGGAATACGAGGATCGGGCGGCGAAGCTGCGGGAGATTGTCGCCACACTGGAGGCCAATACAGCGCAACACAAGGTCGATATTGCCAGACTTGATGCGGCTATCTCGACCATCGACTGGCTGGAAACCCTGCATTGAAACAGATAGCCATCGTCGCCGCCGGGCCGTCGTTTCTCGATGCGCCGTATCACCGCCCAGGGTGGCAGATATGGGCGACGGGCTGGCGTATCGCCCATGCCGTGCCGAGGGTTGACAGGTTTTATGAAGTTCACGACCGGGCTGACGATATTTACCCGCCGCATTACCTGGACGCATTGGAATTTCTGCCGGTATGGAACCTTGATCCGGCATTTAATGGGAATCTTGTCCGAGAAGTAGAAATCAAGAACGCATTTGGGACTGAATTCCTTACTTGCTCTGCGGCCTGGATGTGTGCCGAGGCATTGCTCGAAAGCCCGGACCGTATCGGGTTTTGGGGCGTCGAAATGGACTGGGAAGGCGAATACAGGAACGAACGCTACGGCGTAAAGCATTTCATCCGTCTGGCGACGGAGCGAGGAATAGACATCGTTTACCCGCCGGACAATCCCCTTGCCGTCGATCAGGCGGCGTATCCCCATCGTCATAAGAAAGAGGCACTGCAATGATCGTTAAACCGGAAATCGTGGTCACTCCAGACCATCCGCAAATCTACATCCGCGAACCCATGGAAAACGTCGATCTTTCGACTTTGCTTCCGCGCGTTCTCGATGCCCAGGGCTGGGGCGTCGGCACCACGTTCGACGTTCTGTTCGTCTCGCATGACCGGTCTACGCTGCTCAATCGCGGGCAGTTCATCGTTGCCGAGTGCATGTCCGGGCTTCAAACGTCGGAGGTCTCGACGTACCAGACGGTGACGAAGGAAACTTTCCGCCGCCGTATCGAGATGATCGGCGACTGGCTTGTGCCTGTGAGCGTCCAGGAGGCCCAGGGAAGCGAGGAAGCGGGAGCCCCGGACGTTGCTGCCCCCGAAAAACCCAATTCCGGCCCTTCCGTGCGCTGGAATCCGGGCCACAAGGTCCATGAAGTTGTGACCGGCGAAGGAACTGTCGTCGCCACGTTCTCGAAAGAGGACGGCGGCAAGGAAGCGGCGGAGCGTTACATCGCCGGTTCCGAGGCTGCATAGGTGAGCCATGCCCAGTGAGGTAGACGTTGCCAACGCTGCGTTGCGCCTCATTGGCGCGGCCCGCATCACGTCCTTTACGGACGGAAGCGATGAGGCAAACGCGATTCAGGACTTGTACGAGGAATTGCGCGACGATTTGCTTCGCTCGCACACCTGGGGATTCGCGACCAAGAAAGTGAAGCTGGCGCGGTCCACCACAGCCCCGGCCTATGAGTTCGATTACGCCTATCCCCTGCCTTCCGGTTGGCTGCGGACCGTTGCCGTGCATGACAATGACGGCGGGACCGGAACCTTTCTGTACAGGGAAGGGCAGATATCCGGCCAAGTGGCGCTCGAAAGCGATGCCGAGGACGTTTACCTGACGTATGTTTCGCGTGAAACTGACCCGAACCTTATGGCGACGGACTTCCGCAAGGCGCTGGAGGCCGCCCTTGCGGCGGAATTGTCCATCGACCTTGCGTCGTCCAATACCCTGCACGAGGTGATGACCAAGAAAGCGGAACGGCTGCTTGCCAAGGCGCGTTCCGCAGACGGTATGGGTAGTTTCCCGAGGCAGCGGCCTCTTGGTTCATGGGCCATGTCCCGGCATGGCGGCTGGCCTGAAAGGTGGCCGCGCTAATGCCACGCATTCATCCTCTCGCGCCGAGTTTCAATGCTGGGGAATTGTCCCCGCGCCTTTCGACGCGCACGGATTTTGCGAAGTACCCGGCGGGCGTCGAAACGATGCTCAACCTTCGCCCGCTTCCCGAGGGCGGGGCGATGCGGAGGCCGGGAACACGGTACGTGGCGGCGGCGAAAAGTTCGTCCGTCAAGGGCAGGCTAAAGCGGTTTCAGTTCTCGGCAACGCAGCCGTATATCCTGGAACTCAGCAATCTTGCCATGCGGTTTTTCCGCAATCAGGCCCAGGTCGTGGTCGCCGATACGGACGCAGCCGTAACGAACGGCACTTTCACGTCGAATATCACGGATTGGGACGACAGGTCCACGGGCGGGGCTGGGAATGAAATTACCCATGATTCCACGAACGGCAGGCTTAACCTGACCCCAAGCGGCACTGCCGCAGACGATATCGGGTGGGCAGAGCAGGACATCACGACCACGGCGACCGGAACGGAACATACCATCAAGTTCCGTGTTATCGGGGCGCCTGGAGATAAGATCGAGTTTCAGGTTGGAACGGCGTCCACCGGGGCGCAAACCCTGGCGGTGACCAAGCGGGAAGTGGGATATCACTGCATTTCGTTTACGCCGACGACCTCGCCTTTCTACATTCAGTTCTTGGCGCGGGGCTCGGATCAGAACAAGACTGTTCAGATTGACGACGTGTCGATTATCGACGATTCGGCATTGGAAATCGACACGCCCTATGCTGAGGCCGATCTTTACACCATCGAAGGGCCGCAATCCGCCGATGTTCTGTACCTTTTCCACGCCTCGTATCCGACCTACAAGTTGCAGCGTTTCGGGGATACATCGTGGTCATTGACGGAAGTCGCTTGGCAGGATGGACCTTACCTGGAACAGAATTCAACATCTACGACTCTTACTGCCGCATCCGCAACAGGGTTGGGGGTTACTCTTACCGCGTCGTCCATTATCGGCATTAACGACGACGAGGGGTTCAAGACAACCGACGTTGGGCGTTTGGTTCGGCTTACGGATAGCGCAACCATCAATTGGGGATGGGGCGTTATTGTCGGTTGGACCTCTACCACCGTCGTTACGGTCGATGTAAAGCGCACGTTCACCGTCACGACGGCGGAAACGACGTGGCGGCTCGGGTCGTGGTCCGGCACCACGGGATATCCCCAGGCATCATCGTTTTACGAACAGCGCTTGTTCTGTGCCGGGACGACGGAACAGCCGCAAACCTTCTGGGCGTCTCAGACCTCCGATTTTGAGAACATGGCCCCGGACAGCGCCAATTCCTCGGGCGTATGGAATGCGACCGTGGAAGACGACGACGGGCTCGACTACACGCTTTCCGCCGACAATGTAAACGTGATCCGCTGGCTTTCGGCGGGGGAAGATACTCTTGCTATTGGAACGGTTGGCGGGGAGTGGGTGCCATCCTCTTCCGGCGGCGTTCTTACCCCAACGGATATCACTGTTCGCAGGCAGACGACGCATGGCTCCGCGAAGATTCAGCCGGTCAGGGTCGATAACATTGTTCTATTCGTTCAACGGGCAGGCAGGAAGATCAGGGAATTCGGGTTTTCGTTCGACGTGGACGGCTACAAAGCCCCGGACATGACCCGTCTGGCGCAGCACATTACCTATGGCGGCATCGTGGAAATGGACTATGCCGAGGAACCGGATAGCACGCTATATGCGGTTCGGACGGACGGCGTTCTGCTTTCGATGACATACCGGAGGGATGAGGATGTCGTCGGTTGGTCCCGCAACATCATCGGCGGGTCTTTCGGCTCAGGCGATGCGGTGGTGGAAAGTGTCGTGGTTATCCCTGGTAATGATGGTTCCGGCCAGACGCACGATTCCTCGGATCGGGATGAAGTCTGGGTCCAGGTCAAGCGGACGATTGACGGGAATACGGCCCGCTACATCGAGTTTTTCGAGCGCGATTACGAGAACGGCCATGACCAGGAAGATGCCTACTACGCGGATAGCCTGATTACCTACGATGGAGCATCAACCGCCAGCATTACGGGCCTGGACCACTTGGAGGGCGAGACGGTCAGGATATGGGCGGACGGGTCCATTCAGGCCAGCAAGACAGTTGCATCCGGGGCGATCACGTTGGATATCGCGGCGTCCGTGGTCCAGGTCGGATTGGCCTATACCCATAGGCTGAAAACCTTGAAGGTCGAGGGCGGCAACCCGGCGGGCACGTCGGTAGGTAAGAAAAAACGGATTTACGGTGCCACCTTCGCCCTTTTGAACAGCCACATCATGTCCTACGGCCCTGACACCGGAAACTTGCTGACCAAGGATTTCAGGCAGGTTTCCGACGAAATGGATGAACAGGTTCCGTTGTTTACGGGCGAACAGACATTGTCCTTCAACGGGAACTACGGGACGGACACGCGGATCATCGTTGAAAGCGATGCTCCGGCACCCTTCACGCTACTCGCCATTGCCCCCGAAATCCAGATGAATGCGTTGAAATGACAATGATAATCAGAAAAGCCGATATCGAGCGGGATGCGCTGGCCATCATGGACGGGGCGCGTGATTTCGTGTCGCGCATGGATAATACGGACTTCATGCCGGAAACGGATGATGCGTTTATCGAGGCGATTGGACGGGTTTTGTCCTGGGAGAATGTCGAGGTCACGGTTGCCGAGCATGACGGAAGGATTGTCGGCGGCCTCGGCATGGTCATTGGCCCGCACCTCTGGAACCCTGCCCTTACATGCGCCGATGAGTTGTTCTTTTGGGCTTCCAAGGACGCGCCGAAAGCAACGGCACTCCGGCTTATCAAGGCCGTCAAAGGGGAAATGTCCGGCAGGGTTCGCATGGTGACGTTCAAGCGTCTGAAATCCAGTCCGGCGAAGTTGCATGACGTTTACCGCGCGATGGGGCTGCGGGAAGTCGAGACGGCTTACTCGGGGGTGATGTAATGGCCCAATTTTCAACAATCCTTACCGGCCTTAGCGCCGTTGTCGGGGCCGCCGGTGCGATTTCCAGCGGGATGGCCGCTTCCAAGCAATCCAAGTTCCAGTCAGCCGTCATGCAGCAGCAGGCCGACAGGGAACGCCAGGAAGCCACACAACGCGAAGAGGACTTCCGCCGGGAGCAAAGCCGCCTGATGGCACGTCGCCGCGCCCTGGGGGGCGCTACAGGCGTTGAGATGGGCACCGGTTCGCCGCTTCTGGCAAGCGAGGATTTCGCGGGCGAGGTCGAGTTGCAGGCATTGCGCTTGCGGTCGGGCGGGGAATTGTCCGCGACGAGGCTCGAACAGTCTGCGGCTCTTGAGCGGGCGGCAGGCCGCAATGCCAGGACGGGGGGATTTTTCAGGGCCGGTTCGTCGCTTCTGACGGGCGCGGGCAAGGTATTCAAGTAAGGAGCGCGGTAACATGGTTCTTATTCCAAGGCGCAGCGTCGGGCCGGAGCGGACGGATCGGGGGATTAACCTTCCGGGCGTCGAGAACGTGCCGACCGTGCGGGGCGCTTCCGATCCCGGTGTTCGCGTTCCGCAAGGGGCCTTCGATAGCGGCGGTTCCGCATTGCAGGAAGCGGCGCGGGGAATTGAAGTATTCTCCGATCAATTGGCGCAAGCCGAACAGAGAATGCAGTCCCGCAAGGATGCGGTCGAGCTTGCCCGTTCTGTCAGCCAGTACAACGAAGCGGCGAATACAGAATTTCGCAGGATTTCGACCGAGGAAGACCTTTCCTCGGAAGACACCCTTAATGCGTATAGGGACTTCCTGGAAAAGAACAAGGCGGAAACGCTTGGCCGATTTTCCGATAATGAAGGATTTAAGCTTCGCGTGGACGCGCGCCTTGAGGGGGTCAGGTCTATCGCCCTGGACCGCGCCGCCATTGCAAGCGTCCAAGAACAAAGAAAGCTTGTTTCCAAGGAGGTGGGCAAGGCATCGTCTCAACTTGTTGCCAGGGCCGTAGAATTTCCACAGGAAATACCGGAACTTTTTGAATCTCTTGACGCCACGATTGATGACATGGCCCCCGCCCTGTCCCCGGACGAGGAGGCCGGATTCAGGCAAGCCGGGCGGGCGCAGATCATCGCCGAGGCGGCGACGGCCCTTCTTGACCAGGGTTCAGCAGACGGAGCAGAGCGGGTTCTTTCGATTCCAGGCGCGTCAGATGTTCTTGATGGGGACACGGCATCGCGGCTCAAGCGCCGCGTCATGTCCGTCCGCGACAAGATGGCGGAAGCGGCGACGGCGGGGGCGAGAAAGATCGCAGAGGCTGAGTTTATCCTTGGCCGCAAGGCAACCCCGGCGGAACGCGCAAAAATTGCCGGGGTCCAGCCTGCGGAAGGAAGGCAAACCGTATCCGGCAAAATTGCTGAGGTGGAATCGGCGCTTGGACGCCCCCTTTCGGAATCTGAACGTGCAAGAGTTGCCGGAGTTGCCGGAAGTGAGTTCGGGACTGGAATTACGGGCCGCGCTCTTGAAATTATGACGGAAAACGCGGAGGCATTTGGGGCGGGGCTTCTGTCGCCTGCCGAGGAACGCCGGTTTATTTCCGCCGTCACGCAATACACGCAGCCGACGACGATTCAAAACCCGGATACGGGGCTTATTGAAACCCGCAGGCCGGAACTCCCCCCGTTTGTTCGAGACGTAATGCAGCGGAGGGGTGTGTCAGCCTCCGATGGTCAAAACGATGCATTCGGAACAGGACAGCCAGGGCAGGGGGGGGCGGAAGCAACCTCGCCCGGCAATGCCGAGGCCCCGGATCAGACAATATGGGATCTGTCCGGCATATCCACCGGCCCCGTTCCGGCAATCGGCGAGGCAGTTGGGCGCACACCTATCATCGGCGATATCTTCCCGTCTCAACAAATAACGCAGGCCAGAAACTTTATCCCGCTTGTGCAGCGCGAGCTCGTTCGGGTTTTGCAAAACAATCCTAAATACGCAGAGGGTGAGCGTATAGACATCGAAAAGGAAATAAACATCAAGCCTCAAATTTTCGATACGCCTACCGCTTTTCGCAACAGGCTGATCGCCATTGACCAGGCCCTTGAAGTCAGGGAACGGAACGCATTTCAGACGGCACAGAGCAACCGCGTCGGCAGGGAAGAGCGAATTCAGGCAATGAATGTTCTAAACGGTCTTGTCAAATTCAGGGCCAGTCTCGGCGTTCCGCCCAGGTTCAAGACGCCGGATGAAGTCAGGAAGGCCGTGTCTGACGGGCAGTTGAAATCAGGCGATCAATTCATCGACAATAACGGCAATATCAGGTCGGTTCCATAATGGCTGATATCACTGAAATTCAGGCAGGACAGGAACCGACTCCCGTTCCGGGCGGTGTTCCGGGTGTCGGAGAGGCAAATCCGGCGCAAACCGGCGATGGATTTGATGAATTTCCGATTGTCTCTGCCTCCCCCGAGGCCAAGACGGATGATTTTGGCGAATTTCCGATTGTCGAACCTACTGCGACGGAAAAACTTGCCACTTTTTCGCGTTCTGCAACGGGCGGGGCGGTCGAAACCGGCCTGACGGTAGGCGGAATGGTCATGGGGGCTCAGATTGGCGCTCTTGGCGGCCCCGCCGCGCCTGTTACGGTGCCCTTGGGGGCCGCAATCGGGGCGGGTGCCGGGTTCATGGCCGGGCGCGAGGCAAAACGGCAGATGGGGACGCCGGAAACCGAGGAACTGGACCCTGCATTGCGCCCGTTTTCTGTGGCTGGTGAAGTTGTAGGCACCAGCGTCCCCATAGCTGGTGTTCCTCTTGCTGCTGCCAGGGCTGGGGCACGTCTGCCTCCATCAGTGGTTGGGAATTTCCTTAACAAGATCGTGGACTACTCAGCCCGAGCGCCGATTGCATTCAGTGCGGCGGAAGGCGCTGCCGTTGCGGGGTCCGCAGTAGCTGGTGGAGTTTCGGAGGCATTTCTCCCCGGTCAGACGGGGCCGCGAATTGCGGCGGAAATCGCGGGTGGATTTTTCAATCCTACTCGCCTTGCAATCGGCGCTGCGCGGGGAACGATGGATGCGGCAAATTCGGTCATGCAGTCCATGAGCAGCGCCGGGCGCGAAACCAGGGCGGCGAAGCTTCTTGCTGAGGTTATGGAGGAGGCTGGCGAGCGTCCCGAAATGGTTGCCCGGATGTTGGACGAAACGGACATTCCGGGGGTCAACCTTACCGCAGGGCAAAAGACGGGCTCGCCTGGGCTTCTGGCACTAGAGGCCAAGCTGGCTTCCGAAAGCGCAAAATTTGGGGCGGAAGCCGCAAGACGGTCACAGGACAGCTTGCGCTCAATCGAAAGCATGGCAACGGCTTTGCGGGGAACAGGTGATCCTAATGCACTGCGGACGGCGGCAGAACTTCGGGCGCGATATTTCCGGGTTCTCTTGTCGTCTCGCGCCCGTTCAGCGGAGCAGGAAGCTATTGATGCCGCGCGGAAGATTTCACGGGACGACCCTGGCGCAATGTCAACGCTTGGCAAGCAGGCCGGGGATGCGGTCGAGCAGGCACTAAAGGACGCCAGGGCAGCGGAAAACGATCTATGGGGGGCTGTTCCGAAGGACACGATAGTTACCGTTCCGTCTATTCTGGACCGCTATAAATCCATACGGTCGGAACTTCTGCCGGAAGAGCCTATCCCCGATGTAATCGAGGGGTTCGTTTCCCGCATGAATAAGGGAAACGGGGCGACCACGGCGACAGAGGTTTTGCGCTTCCGCAGCCGGTCGCTTGCTCTTGCGCGCGAGGCCGCTTCGCAGGGAAAATTCAATGATGCCCGCATTCTTGGTGAACTTGCGGAGGCGTCTCTTGATGACCTGGATAGCGCTTTCAGCACATCATCTGGTGAAGTGGCGGATGCCTATACAAATGCGCGGACTTTTTCCCGTGAACTGCACGACACGTTCACCCGCACATTCGCCGGGACGGTCATGGGGCAAACAAGAACAGGTGCCCAACGCATTCCACCTGAGCTGGTTATGCGCCGCGCCCTGGGAACCGGCAAAGAAGGTGCCGATTTGCGCCTTCTGGAATTGGAAAACGCGACACAATTCATGGCTACACGCGGGCTTGATTCTCCCGATGCCGCGAAGAATGTAGGCGTGATGCTTGACGCCCAACAGCGACTTATCCGAATTGCCGCGTCCCAAGCCATTGACCCGACGACCGGGCTTGTCAATCCGGCTCGCCTGAGTCGGTTCATTAGGGACAATGCGGTTATTATTAACCGATTCCCAGAAGCAAAGGCCGATATAACCGCCGCCGTCAAAACAGAACAGGCGCGTCGTGCGATGGAGCGCGTTGTCAGCGGCGCGACGAAGGCCATTGAGCGGCAGGCCGCATTCTCACGTATTGCGGGGATTGAAAGCCCATCAGATGCAATCCGGTCAGCAATATCAGGCTCCACCCCGGCAGGCGACTTGAAGGAAATCGTCAAGCTTGCGAAGCGGGGTGGAGCGGAAGCCATCGAAGGCATGAAGGCTGCTGTATTCGATGATGTGGTCAGAAAGGCGACGGGCAGCACGGGGCAAATCTCTCTACCGAAAATGAGGGCCGCTTTGTTTGATCCAATGCGTCCGAACGGGCCGTCCGTTGTCGATGTTCTTAAGGCGGACGGCGTGTTCAAGGCGGATGATGTCTCCCGCCTACAAACCTTGTTTTCGAGAGCAGACGAAATAGCCGATGCCTTGCAGCGCGGCGGCGATGCGCTTAATGCGCTTGAACGCAGCCCGGACGCTCTTTTCGATATGGTTCTGAGAATTGCGGGGGCAAAAGCCGGGGCGTCTGTCGCGGGCGAAACAAGCGGGGCGACACTGGTTGCCGCTGGGCGCGGCTCGTCGTTCGCAAGAAATGTCTTCGGGAAGCTTCCGCAAACGAAGGTCCGCGACGTGCTTATTGAAGCGGCACTAGACCCCAAGTTTGCGGCCATGCTCCTGCGGAAGCCGAAAACGCCAAGCGAGGGGCTGAAATTGGCCCGCCAAATCCACGCATACATGATTCAGGCCGGGATCAATTTTATCGAGCCCGCCGATACCGAGCAGAATCCATAAGGTAACAGGAAGCCACGCCATGACCCTTACATCGACCACAAACAAGGTCCAGTATTCCGGCGATGGATCGACCGTATCGTTTGCCGTGAATTTCGTATTCTGGGATGCGGACGATCTGCGCGTGATCCTGACCACCGGCGGCGTTGAGGAAGTGTGGGTTCGCGGAACGCAGTACACCGTTTCCGGTGGGGACGGATCGACGGGGACGGTCACGGTCAGCACAAGCCCGACCGACTATACTCCGGCCTCTGGAACCACACTCACCATCAAGTCAAACTTGTCCGACGTGCAGAATACATTCCTTCCGCTGGGTGGTGAGTTTCCGTCCGCCTCTGTCGAGGAACAATTTGACAAGATTGTCCGCCTTGTGCAGCAGAAGGACGAGGAACTTGACCGCTCCCTGAAGTTTGCGGAGTCGTCCGCGACGACCGGCAAGACAGTTCCTGAGCCTTCCGATGGGAAGGTTCTCGGCTGGGACAGCACGACGCTTGCAAATCTGACGCCGAATACAGACACGTATTTCAATGTTTCCTCTTTCATGGAAACCGTTCTTGACGACACTACGGCGGCGAACGCTCGCACGACGCTTGGGGCGCTTACGTCAACCTTGGCCCGAGGTTCCGCCTTCGCGGGGAATTCTTCCGATGCGGCTGCGGCGGTCGATATCTCGACCAGCGGCAATGCTCTTGTCGGGGATGGCACGGACGCAGTCGCCACTGGGATCATAAAGCAGGGTACGCATACAATTTGGATACCAGCCGTTGCGTTCAAACCAACGGTTACGAATGGATGTGCAACCGTAGCGTCAACGGAAACAACGTCAGGAAGGCCTGATATTGTGGCTTTGGCGTTCGACGCGTCTACACAGGAAAACGCACAGGCTCAAATAGCCATGCCGCCGTCGTGGGATGAGGGCACAGTCACGGCCCGTTTCAGGTGGACATCAACAGCGACAGATGCCGACGGCGTTACATGGGGCATTCAGGGGGTGTCTGTTTCCGATGGGGATTCAATCGACGTTGCTTACGGTACGGCGGTTATTGCCACCGACTTGAACCAATCGACGGCGGAAGACCAATACACGTCGCCGACAACCAGCGCCATGACGTTTGCCGGGTCACCGGCATCCGGGGATCTGTCCTACATCCGGGTTTATCGGGATGTCGCCGATGCCAACGACACGGCATCTGAGGACGCCCTTCTGCTCGGCGTCGAATTGTTTATCACCATCAACGCAGCGGATGATTCATAATGATGTACGCTCTTATCAGCACGGTATCCCCTGGACCCGTCATAAAGCGCAAGAATTTTGCCGGCTCGCCCCCGACTCTTTCGAGCGCAAAGGGCGTCAAGTGGATTCCGGATAACCCCCCCGCGTTCAATCCGACAAAACAAAAAAGGACGCAGGGCCAGTCCATCGCGGTTGATGCGACCGAGGTCCCTTATACTATTGATAATATTCCACTGAATGCGATCAAGAACGCCAAACGGAAACTGATATTGGCGGAATTCGAGAAAAGGGCCGCCCCTCTTGTCTCTAAATATTCCCCAACAGGCCGGGAAACATGGCACGAACAATTGAAGGCCGCGCAGGATTATGAAGCGACATGGGCGGATGCATACCTTGGTGCCATGACAAGGGATGGCGAAACTGTTGCGGACCTTGCGGCGATCATCCTTTCTAAACGGTCGTCCCTTCTTGCGTCGTCAGCGGCCCTCATAAAAAACAGCCGCATTCTTGATAAGGCTGTCGATGACGCAACAACGGCAGATGAGGTTCTGGCCGTTGACCACGAAAGCGGGTGGCCGTCCTGATGTTTGTGCTCACTCAGCACATAGGGTTCTGTTCCGGGGAAGATGGATTGTGCAACACCTTCCCGACCCTAAACCCGTCAGACAAGGGAGCGGATTTCACTCTATCTGGTGGCGATTTGACGTTTTCGCATAGCGGCGTGAACAATGGGTTGTGCCGCGCCACGCATGGCAGCGCGACGAAGGATTATTATTTCGAGTTGGTTTTCAACACAAGCCCGTCCGATAGAACGGGTGTTGGTGTTGCGGTGGCGGCTGTTTCGACAAGCGTCGATTTCAATACGGCCTCGCTGGGCGACTATTGCTGCGGCATTGTCTGGAACACGACGGGATGGCAGTTTTATTCTGAGGGCCAGACGGGAAGTTCCGGCAGTTTCACGGGGGCAACCGGGGATGTTTTTGGTGTATACGTCAGGAACTCCACTGACGAAATTTTATTTTATCACCAGGGCTCTCTGATCGCGACCGAAGGTTTGCCGAATTCCGGCGTAGGGACATGGTTCCCAACTGTTTCCGACCAAACAGGCGCTTCCGACGGCCCTGCCACCATTAAATTTGATCCTGATTCATGGGCACAGACGCCAGCAGGCATCACGGCGGGGAATGCGCTGTGTGCATCGTAACAGTTAATAACCATGATTAATTCTAGCAATATGGTTGTAATCGAAAGGATATCGAAAATGGCTACCACCAAACCGAATGGAAACATCGTCCACCCGACGAGCAAGCCCCAGCCCGTTCAGGGCACGAAAACGGCGGGCCTTCCGCGCCCGGATAGCATGAGGAAAAAGGGCGGCAAGTGATTTTTTGGTTCAGGCCTCTATGGTTTGTCATTGCCTATTTTCTGGGCGTGTCGGCATACGGCCTTTTCCAGAATGCCGCAAGCATAGGTGCCTGGGCGACACTGGACCAATGGCATGATGTTCTCGGCATCCTCGCTGGTTTTTCCTTTGCTTTCAAAAACCGCCCAGCGGACAAGGCGGCTATGGTCGCGCTTTTGGTCTATGTTCTGGGGCTGGCTGCTTTCGACAGGATTATCCCAAGCGGATACGGCATGGCAATATCGCTCGCCGCCGGGTTCTTCTGTGCCTGGGTTTTTTGGATCAGACGGGCAGCCTCTCGCGGCTCTGGTGAGGAAAGAACCAGATGATGTCAAAACATCAATCTATCAAGCGTTCATTGGGGCGGGGGGGTATGGGGTTGTCATTGGCCGGGACTGGTATCACTACCGGCGCGGCGTTTTCGTGCGGGACGATGCTTCTGTTTTGTCCCGCATTAACGGGTTCTTCGTCGGCCAACCAATCCGGGTATCCTCGGCTTGAGCAGACAAGATACGCGGGCTCACTGGTTCCAGGTGGTCCCTTTGGTCTAACTGCTTTACGAGGATATGCATCAGATGACGGGAAATGGGTGCTCAGGTGACGACGGCGAGCGCCGTCGGAATGCAGAAATGCGGCAGATGTTCGACCGGCTCAAGGCAGTCGCCGATGAGGCCGGGCGTATTGGGGGCGAACGTGGGGCCGAAATCGCGTTGCAACGGCTTTTTGATCTGACACCCTATGACGGATCGGACAAGGGCCAGCGGGACGAATTGCGCAAGACGATCAACCACGCCGATAGGCTGCGAAAGATGTGCGATAGCTTCATGTCGATTGGAACCAAAACCCTGTTCGGAATGCTGACCAGGGTTCTCATTGTCGGGCTTCTGCTCGGCCTTGCCGTATTGCTCGGCGTCAAACTGCAAATTCCAGGAGTGGGCGAATGACATATTTTCTGGCGGTGGCCTCAATCATGGTCGCATGGCGGTTCTACGATGGCCGTGGGTATCCTTATTCGGAAGCCGCCGGGTGGGTAATCGGCCCATTGCTCGGGGCCTTGGCCTTTGGCATTTATGCGCCGCTTGAAACCATGGTGTACGGAGCCTTGCAAGGGGCGCTGGCGACGTGGTGCATTGTCCGGGCCTATAAGGGCTGGGATCAGTACATGCCCATGCTACGGCGCTCCTGGCCCGCCGTGGGGGTTGTTCTGCTCGGCTTCCTGGCAATGGTTCTTGGAATGGACGTAGGGCCAGTGTTCATTCTATCCGCCGTCATGTGCGTTATCGCCAATGTGGGACAGGTTCCGTTCCGCCGGAAGCTTCACATTCAATACACCGCGCACATTTGCGAGGCATGGGAAGCGGCCTGGGTGGGCATAGCAATTGCGGTTCTGGGGATGGGAACATGATGCGCACGGTTCTCGCAATCTGCACCTTCCTCTTCGTCCTGACCGGATGCGCGGGCATCAATTTCCCCGGCATGGCCCCGGATGTAATGAAGGCGTCCCGAGGCGAAATGCAATTCCTCGCATGTGGCGAGAATGCCGAGACATGCGGTGATATCGTCGCGGTCTATGACCACAAGGCCAGGGTCATGTATCTCCCGGAAGATTGGAGCGACGACCCCAAGACGTGGACGGATTACCGGCAAAGCGTCCTGATCCATGAATACGTCCATCACGTACAGGCCATCAGGGGCGATTTCCAGCGCAAATGCAGCGGGGATTTGGAACGGGAGGCCTATCAGGCCCAGATTGCGTTTCTGCGCGCCAGGGGCCACGAAAACCCGTTTGCGGTTATGAATTTAGGGCCGATCACATATATGTCAGTCACGGCTTGCGGGATGTAGGGGTAAACCATGTCAACACGCGGAATCCGGAACCACAATCCAGGAAACATCGAGGCAGGCCCGCCGTGGCAGGGGCTTGATTCCCCGTCAAGCGATGGGCGCTTTGCCCGGTTCAAATCCCCGACGTGGGGTATTCGGGCCATTGCGCGGACGCTTATCACCTATCAGGATAAGCATGGCATTCGTACTGCCCGGGGCGCAGTCTCGCGGTGGGCTCCATCGACTGAAAACGACACGGATGCTTACGTCAATCACGTTGCCAAGAGGATCGCCGTTGCCCCCGACGATGAAATCAACGTCCACGAATATGCGACCATGCGGGAATTGGTGGAATCTATCATCCTGCATGAAAATGGCGTTCAGCCGTATACGGACACGCAAATCGTAAAGGGGTTGGCGTTGGCCGGGATTGAACCGCCGGAACGGTCCTTGCAGGAAAGCCGGACCATCAAAGGCGGGCAGATTGCGAGCCTTGGCGTTGCCGGGTCCGCTCTTTCCGAGGCTGCCGCGCAAGTGTCCGTCCTGGCTGACTACTCGGAAATGTTCAAGTGGGCGTTCATCGCCTTGACGGTTGGTGGCATTGCCCTGACCATTTGGGCGCGGATCGACGACCGCAACAAGGGCCTTCGGTAATGTGGATACTCACAAAGCTATTCTCCGGCATCGGCCTGAAAATCATGGGCGGGCTTGCTATCGTCGGCGCTGTGCTGGCCGTCCTGGCCGGGGCCAAGTCGGCGGGCCGGAACGCGGAACGTGTTGACGCCATGCGGCGCACCCTGAAATCAGTGGAGACGCGAAATGAAGTGGAAAACGAGATTGCCCGCTCTGGCGGCGATGATGCTGTTAAGCGGCTGCGCGAACGTTGGTCAAGAGATTAACGGCGCATGTGCCTGGGTAAAGCCCATCTACATCAGCAAATTAGATGTTCTGACGGACGGCACCGTGCGGCAAATCCTGGCACACAACGAGACGTGGGCTAGGGAGTGCGAGTGAATCTATAGCACTTAGGGCAAAGCCCGTTCGGAGTTAGTTTCTTCGCCCCACACATCAAGCCCAAGGTCCGCGCAAAGTCGCTAGACCAGCAAATGCTTACCGGGACGCCAGAAAAACAAATTGAGGATGGAAAGCCGCCGTCCATGAAATCAATCTTAATTTCTCCATCTGACGCAAAAACGAAAATTCATCCGTTCCGGTCTGATGCCCCAATGAAAGGCCCGCGAGAATGCGGTCAAGGTGACTCCCCTCGTAAACGCTCCCCACGGCAGGATGGCCGCGAACCTCGACACGCGCACCCGCGTCCTCGATGTTGAGAACGGCCATGTCGTTCAGGAATTCCATCCAAAGTCTCATTTTGTCACTTCACCATAAACTGCACTCAATCCCAAAAGAGGGGGCCTATATACCTATAGCCGGTGATCTCGTTGAAGACGATGAAATAGCCGTCAGGTGAACTGTCTTTGAGAATCGAAACGCGGTCGTTGAAATGTTTCCACTTGTCCTCTGGCACATAGCCGAGCGCGTCATAGATGAACCGCTGGAGTCCGTACCCGGCTAGGCGTCTGAAATTTGCCAACGCCGTCTCGTTCGTCCGCTGAGCCTCAAAAGCGAAAAACTCAACAACTGCCGTGCAGACGATGTCGGGGTAGGCGTAGTGGGGTGAGCCGTCCTTTTCGATTACCAGATAGAGCTGCGGTTCAGTGTAATTGTTCCGGAACAGATAGTCCTTGAAGAACCCCAATCGCGTATTGGGGGTGATTGGGTCGTTAAACCCTTCTTCCCACTCGCGGGTAATCTCAAAAATCGTCGAGCGGGCCGCGCCGGCCATCGTCGCCAGTCCACGCTGCGTGAGATAGGGGATGCCGTTTTCAAGGACACCCATCTCGATGCCGTTGACATCCTTCTCCATTTGGATTTCAAGGTCCAACGCTAGCTGTGCGGGGGGTGCCGCCCCAGAGCCAGAAACAACCGATAATTCGTTGTTTTTTCGAGTTTTTTGGGGTGCCGGGCGTCCCCGGATTTCGATATCAGCCCTACCATTTGGCGGGGCGTCACTTATGACCATTCCGATCTATCGTCAGTCGTGGGACTCAACCCTAATTAAATCATCCGATGGGCCGGGCGCTACTCCGGCTGGGGAAGGCCGGATTCGAACCGGCATGACACTTCTGTTTTCGCAACGGACCCGCTTACCCACGGACTCTCCGCCCCGCCACGTCTGGCCGCGTGTCTGCTTTCCACGCCGCCATCGGATGACGCCCCATCATAGCAAAGAATGCCGTGAGGGAAAATGGTTTATCTGCTGGTTAGGCCAAAGCCGCAATCGCACTCCCCTGGCTCAAACGCGGGGGCGTTGTTGATAACGCAATCCGACGCGTGATTTACGGCACCTCCGGGCGGCGGACTGGCCATTTGCGGGTACACTATCCGTTCATCGTCCAAGGGAAATCCGAGAAAGTTGTGTTCCTGCCGACAAAGGGCGTATCCAACCTCAAACGCAATACTTTCATTATCGTACTCGCCCTTGGTTTCCACGCCTCCTTGCCGCCCGTCGTCTGACCGATGGAGCCGTGTCACCACATAGCGGGTGACGGGGCGAACGCGATATTCGATTTTGGAGATTCCAGACATAGTATCCCTTCCAGCCGCCTCGGCGGCACACGGAGAATCCGACCAGCAATTCAGCTATCCATACAGAGGTGCCCAGGGGCACTTTCGCCAAACAATGGCCGGGCCTTAATCAAGCAAATAATAACACGCCAGACAAAGAATGTTAATAGGAGGTAGTGTCTCAGTTTGAAATTTGATGGGCTTGACTGGCTTCTGCGCGGCGATGGTATCTATGGTATGTTAGCTACCTGGATAGTTACCCAAGGAAGGTTCCATGCCCAAAAGCCGTAAAGGCGAAAAGCGCCCCCGCGATCCCAACCAACTCGCTAAAGCGATCATTGATATCGCGACGGATGAGGCAAAATGCGATGGCTTCTATGTGGATACTTCTGCACAGAAGAGAGGCGGCAAGAAAGGTGGGACGGCCCGAGCGGCGTCCATGACACCGGAAGAACGAGAGAACATTGCGAGACTTGCCGCCGAGGCGCGGTGGAAGAAAAGCTAAGCAGCCTCTTCGGGGCTGAATCGGCGCTCCTCAATATCGTCCCTAAAATCGAACAGCATCTGAATAGGCGGTTGGTCCTCGTGGATACTGTTGTAAGCATCTACGTCTGTGCACAACTGAACACAGTCTCCGACAATCTGCTCACGCCTTTGGATGAAAGCCTTTTGCATGTGTTCCCTAGGCGCATCTTTCATGATTGCCCAGAAAGTGTACTGAACACCGCCCCTAGTAACACGGACAGCGGGTTGTGGGTGTTGAACGCCTTGGCCTTCGGGTGCTTGGCGATGATCGCCTCGTAGCGACCGGCGAGTGCATTCCAGCGGCTCTCGGCATCAGTCGGCAACGTGTCGCCCCATGCGCCACGGTCGTTTTGACGGCCATCATGCCGCATCCGATGTCAACCCCTACAGCCGCCGGAACAATAGCCCCCTTGGTGGCGATAACACTTCCAACGGTCGCGCCCATGCCCCAATGCACATCCGGCATTCCGGCGACATGCTTGTGAATGAACGGTAGCTTTGCGACATTGTGAAGTTGGGCCATCGCGCTACCTTCAAACGCGCCGTGCCCGTCCCACAACTTCAGGGGTGCGCCGCCCGTTTCGTGATAAGAATAGGTCATTCCGCCTCCGCATGTTTGGCCAATTCCTTGACCGTGACGCCGATCATCTGCGCCGCTAGTTCAAGGCATGCTTGTTTCGATTCCTGGAACACTTTACGGCCCATCTCTTTCTTGGATTGTGACTGCGCGGTGTACTCGCGCACCGATCCGCCGGAAACCATGACGATACAGTATTTGTCTAGGCCGCGAACCCTGGCCGCGTACTTTTCCGCGTCGGCCTCGGTATCGAACACGCTTTCCGCAAGGTGATAATGCCCGCTTTTGATAAGCAGATATTTCCTGAAATGCTCGGGGCTTGGGAACCGCTCGAATTGATCCTCGGGAAGATTCTTCCATGCCTCTGTCAGGCAAGCGAATAGATGATCGTGTGATTTCATCGACCGGCCTTGCCACGGCACAAGCGCATACGTCACACCTTCATCGTAGAAATCATCCGCCCGCCGGTCGCGGGGCATCATATGCTTTCCCGTCCAGGTGAAGGCGATGGGGGGGATTTCTGAGGCGGTCATTGCGTTCTCTCCACTGTCTCCCCGCTAGGAAACCACGTCCCTGAACCGCTCGGCACCGTAAGCGCCGCGCGTAATCTCGATGATTTCCGCAAGGGTGTAGGCCTCCTTGAGGGCGCCGTGTTGCTTAATGAAGTCTTCCGTTCCCATTTGGCAGGCCCCGGTGATCACGCGGTAGACCGTCGCCCATTCGTGGGGCGGCTTGGTCGTGTCCATCGGCATGTTCTCGTAGACAGAT